TGATGTGTACATCCTCTGGATTTTCGTTCATATGGAAAACCCCCCAAGTTGTGCAAGCGGAATAGTCACTTCTTTCATTTTTGGTAAAAGCAGTGTCCCAACTCTGAATTATAAATTCACACCTCGGAGGGTCGTCCTGTTCCCAGACCTTCCACCACTCCCTCTTTACGATTGCACCCTCTTCGCCCGTGGGACTTTGTTGATACTGAGCATTCCACTTAGAAGGGGGTAATTCTTCCTTCAAGGCGGACAGTTCATCCAAAGACCAGAATTCAGGCCATAGGGGATTCCCGCTGGGTAATATCGCGGGAAACTCAATCACTCGCCACTCATCTTCCTTCCCTCGTTCGGCTGCATCTTTTAAGACTCTCCCAATGAGATCTCGCTCCGACCATCTGGTAGCGATGATGATTATCGCCCCGTTAGGTTGGAGACGCTGCCTAGGACCGGATGTATACCACTCATAGGCGGAGTCATAAACCGAAGGATCGTGAGAGGCTATTGTCGCCTCTTGTTCCGAGTGGGGGTCGTCAATAATTACAATATCCGCACCTCGACCGGTCATCGTACCTCCCACACCAATAGCGAAGTATTCTCCGTACTGGTTCACCGCCCAACGTCCCGCCGACTTGCTGTCCTGTCTTAATTTTACATTCGGGAATACTTTGGAGTATTCCTCACTCATTACTAGGTTCCTGACGTTCCTACCAAAACCTACGGCCAGTTCGGACGTATTAGAAGACTGCATCACCTTCTTATCCGGGAACTTTCCAAGAAACCAAGCCGGAAAGAGGAAAGAGCCGAACTGACTCTTCGTATGCCTAGGAGGGCAGGAGATCGCCAGCCTCTTAATTTTCCCAGAAGCTACATCTTCAAAAGCCTTAGCCATCACCGCATGATGACGCCCGTGGACAAAGCTCGGCCACATCTTCTTTACGAACGGCAGGAAGCTCTGCTCACACTTCTCCCTCTCAAGCGCATCCTTATAAGTAGACACCCAAGATAAGATCTTCTCCTGCTCATTAGGAGGCAACTCCCCTACTAGCTTCTCTATATCCACTATTCCAAGTTCCTAAAATTTATGTAGACGGGTCTTATCGTCCTACCTTTTCCGTCGAGCTTCTTTATCACTCCCAACTCTACTAACTTGTCCACGATCTTCTTCGTATTCCCAAGACCCATCTTTCCTCTATGGTAAGCAATGTCCCGAAGCGATGGACTGTATCCATACTTCTTCCACCACTCATCTATAACAAAAAAGACTTCTTTCTGTGCGGGGCTCATAGCTGTTAGCAAACATTCTTCATAACTCATATGCGCCTTGGTTATGCGCATCTCATCGTTAATTAAAACTTTTTTTCTATCCATTTCGTTATGTGAAATATTTTACAGAATGTAACGTTTCATTCTGCAACCGGGGGGTCTTCCTCGGATGAGGGGGTGGGGTCCGATAAAGATGGAATTTGTTCGTGTGGAGTAGTATGTAATTCTGCGCGGGACTCCTCTTCCACGCTTGTGGCCCCCTGTGGGGGGTGGAGTTCGGCCATCAGCGAATCCGCTTCTATTAGAGTGGCATCCTCAGCTTGGCTATTCATAAGAGCCCTTAACTCTGCCATGACCTTTTCCTTAGCATCTTGCGATGATGTGATTTGGGTAACGGTCTTGCGCTCTTCGAAAGCCGCCACGTCAAATAAACTCCCGATAAGTTTCAAGCATTGCACCTTTTGCGCTGGTGGAAAGTCAGGGTCGAGCGAGTGCTGGACCAGTTGCTGCACCAGCAAAGCCTTTAATTGAGCGGGTTGACGCAGTTCAGCACTGGTAATTGCCAGTTGGTAGGCCTCAATCTCCCTCTGAATTCTCTCATCCCGCATTAGCTCATATGGCTTGCATGCGAGAGTGCGCTTTGATGCATCCGCTTTATAGGCTTTGCGATATGCATCCGCTTTAGTTGATCCTTTAGCGACCTCTTTAGCGAATCGTTTCATCTTAGGGGTAAGAGCTCTATCCGATACACCTAGTATCGTTTCAATGGGTGTAGTCTCTAATGCCTCTCTAATGGCTTTACGTGATAGCGTCATATCCTATTTACTGTATGAATTTACAGCGATTATAGGGGAACAGATACAGAACCTTTGCGCTTCGCTGCCTTTTTCCGGCTTTTTTGTTGTTTACTGTACAAACGATCAGTGCAAACCTAGGGTTTTCCCTAATGGTTTTGTGCTTTTTGGGTGCTAGGATTACAACCAATGCAATATCGCATTGAACGCAATTAGGAGCACATATGAAAGTTTACGAAGTACACAATCCAAGTTTTAACGATATGACACTTGAACAGCAAATTGAAGCTGGCTGCAATGATTGGTGCGTTGAAGGGCGCAGCGGTCGCCAATATTTTGGGCGCACCGCCGAAGAAGCTCTCGCCATTGCGGCGTCTTATTCCTACAAGTAAAAGTGACACCTATAAGCCTACATTGTGGGCTTATGGATTGTCTCTGCAATCACTATTCCCGCCCGAAAGGGCAAACCAACTGGAGCTAAAAATGCAAAAAGTCATAATGCTTAAAAAAGTGGCAGATTCTATTCATGCCGGATTGTCTCAGACTACCAAAATGCCATGCAAGTCTTACAGTCTACCTACCATTGCATGTAAAACTGGTTTCAAAATGGCTCAGATCAAAGGGTCAATTTGCTCTACATGCTATGCAAACAAGGGTAACTATAAGATGTATGCTGCCAGCATCGAACCGGCGCAGCATGCCCGATTAGATTCTATAAACGATCCTTTGTGGGTTGACGCAATGGTTACCAGCATTGGATCCGATGCTTACTTTCGCTGGCATGATTCGGGGGATTTGCAAAGCTTAGAGCATTTGGAAAAAATTGCGACAGTTGCAGAATTGACCCCCAAAACACGCCATTGGTTACCTACGCGCGAATATGCCATCGTTAAGCAATACATCGAAAAGCATAAAGCATTGCCCAAAAATCTGATGGTGCGGTTATCTGCCATGTACGTAGACAAACCCGTAACTATTCCCGCCAGCTTGAAAAACGTCAAAAACGTGACAGCTTCAAACGTGCATACGTCAAAACCCATCGGCAAACAATGCGCTGCACCATCACAAAATGGCGAATGCCGTGATTGTCGCGCATGCTGGACTAGTCAAACCATCTCTTATTCAATTCACTAAAGGGGAAAACATGGAAAACGCAAGAATCAAAACCTTACGCGCCGCTTTACGCGCAAAGTATGGCGCGGGTTGTTATCGGATTACCCGCAACGATCAAGTGCATATTTACGGTCAAATGCCCAATTCAACCACTGTGGGTTGGTGGTTGATGGGGGACATTTTAGGGGCTGAATTATGGGTTGGGATACATGACAATTTTTTAGAAGGGACAACAGCATGAAAACCGCATCATGGGTTATCGTAAATCTTGCAACGAATCAAGCCGTTTTTGAGACGTTCAACGAAAACACGGCAAAGGCAATCAATACAAAACTGTACCGCGCCGTGCCCATACTTGAATGGTTGGTAAGCCTAAATGGAGTCAAAAAATGAGCAACTTAGAAAAAATTGAGATTTTTAAACGATGGTTTAACCAGTCGGGGCATTGGATTTATTCAAGCCGTGCAGCCGCTTTGACTACATGGTCAACCCGTGGCATAGAAAATCTGCCCGATGCGCCCAAAGCCGTTGGACTGTATCCATCAATTGAACAATGGGTGAAGGGGTAAGCCATGAAAATTATTGATCTGCAAATTGACGACAACGAAACCATACCCGTGACAATTGAGCCCTTTGACAAGGGACTATTCGTAGTAACTGTTGCGGGCATGACCTTTGCGGCGTTTTTTAAGACAGAACATGAAGCATTCGCGTACGCTGAGCACCGATTCGCAAAAAGACCATATCCGGCAAACGAAAAATACAAGCAACCCTCCAAATCCCTCACTTGGGACATCCTGACAGCTTTGCTTTTAGGCGTATGGTTTGCCATACTTGCTGCCGCTTATTTTGA